GATTACAACTGGGCGCTTTTTAAAGGTGACAAAGGTGATCAAGGACCGCAAGGCGATCAAGGCTTGCCGGGGAAACCGGGTGCTGATGGTCGTACTTCCTACGCTCACTTTGCTTACGCAAACAGCCAAGACGGCCAGACCGACTTCTCAATCACTGATCCTAACCGCAAGTACATTGGCTTCTACAGTGACTTCACATCTGGCGACAGTACGAATCCAAGCGACTATAACTGGTCGCTGATCAAAGGTGCAGACGGTGCGGATGGTAAAGATGGGGTGCCAGGGAAACCGGGTGCTGATGGCAAGACACCGTACTTCCATATCGCATACGCCGATAGCAGTGATGGTAGAACGAACTTTTCGCTGGATACTCCGGGTTCTCGTAAGTACATTGGTAGTTATACAGACTTTACGCAAGCTGACAGCACCAATCCAGCACTTTATTCTTGGCAACTAGTGCAGGGCCCACAAGGTGAAACTGGTCCGCAAGGTCCACAGGGACCACAAGGGCCACAAGGGGTTCCCGGAAGCAAGGATGTGCCATACACGTACATTCAGTTGGGAACACCCACAAGCCCCAAGAAAGGCGACCTGTGGTGGCACGGGAAAACGCTTAACGATGCCACAGCATTGCAGTATTACGACGGCTCAAAATGGGTCGATCAGAGCATTCAGCAAGCAGTGTTGAATATCAAAAAGTTGCAATCAATTGAGGTTGACAGCGCAGAAATTAATTCTCCAACAATAAACGTGCCTTTCACTCATGCTCCTATTGAAGGTGGAAACATATTGTCAACTGGCAAGCTGGCTCTGAATGGCACTTCATACACCATTGATGGCACAATTGAAGATACTAAGGGTAATCCAAATGGTCAAAGATATCATACTGAGTTAAACCCCGATGGCTTACTGTCATATATAACACAAACTGACGGTACAACGAAGATGGATGTTAGCAGAATCTCAATGGGGACTCTTGAGTTTACACACTTAGCTAGTGGACTGGGAAACAGTGCAACCTATATCTCAAGCACTTTAGACACTGTAAAAGTCTTGCAATTAGCAAATAATAACCAGATGGTTTGGCAGGGGGCTATGATGCCCGAGAATAGAGACGTTGCGACAATGTCGGTTCCACTGTCTCAAACACTAACCGGCTGGCTCATTGCTTGGAGTTATTTTCAAAATGGCGTGCCAACGCATAACAACTATGCCTTCACTCTCATACCAAAGGCTGCACTGGTATACAACACAACTGGGGCTAACTATTTGCGGGTAACCCTCACAATGAATGAAGTTGGTACAACCTACAAACTTTTGTTTTATGACGATAGGAATATTGTTGGCAATGATGAAAACGCAACAGGATATCCAGCTAAAGCGGTTATGACTGAGGTATACGCAGTTTAGGAGGTTGCTATGGAAGTTGACAAAGTAAAAGCCATTTTTAGCACTGATGAAGATGGCTATATCACTGGCTACCAGCAGGAATTTTGGGACGGCACTCAGTGGCAAACGCCGTTTGATGATGAGAAAGCCATCATGATCGCTCCTGAAGAGCTGAAAAAGATTGCCATTGGCGCCTCAAAGTTGGCTGATGACGGTACTGTTGTCATAGATACCGATAAACAAGCAGCATTAGACAAAGCGGCTAATCAAGTGACACCGACCGCAGAACAGAAGCTACTCGCAAATTTAACTCTTGAAGTAGCACAGCTGAAGGCGGCGAAATCAAGTGACTAATTATGATCAGTGTGCACTACTTTACAGTTGGGGAATTGATCTAACACCTTATGTACCGGTAATGATTACACCAGATCAATACAAGCAAATTACAGGCAAGGACTATGTCGGTGGCAAAAGCTAGCGGCTATTTTTATGGGGTGAAATTGTGGACGAACAAACAAAAATGCTAATGGAGATCAAGGAAGATATTGCCCAGATTAAGCAACAATTAACTGGCCTACCAAGTACAGATGACAAGGCCGATAAGGCATACAATGCCAGCCAAGATAATGCCAGAGACATTAGCAGTCTAAAGAAAATGGTGTGGTCAATCTGGGGCGTACTTGGTGGGACGATTGGAGTCACCCTATTTGTGTATATCATCGAAAAGTTCTTGTGAGGAGGGGTAAAAATGAAAGATTTAATTGTCCAAATTGCTATTGCAGTGATACCTATTTTGGGTGCATGGGTGGCAAAGGTCCTATTAGCGAATAAACAGGCTTTGACATTGGTGCAAGTGTTGGAACCATTAGCACAAGCAGCTGTTACCGCAGCCGAACAGTTAGGTGTTACTCAGGCAATAACAGGGGCCGTTAAGAAATCGCAAGCAGTAGCTTCTGTTGAAACTCAATTGAAAGCCATGGGATTTACCAAGGTTGATCAGCAGACCATTGAAAATGCAGTTGAGAAGGCCTATAGCGACCTAAAGAACACCATTGAAGCAACCTATCCTAAGGGGGCTTAAGATTGCAATTTAAAACTAAACTAGTACTCACAGGGGTAGCCATTATGGCTGCCTTTTCATTTGCCTTACCGACCCATGTTAAAGCGGCCAAGAATGATATTGGTGTTGACTGGTCAGTGTATCAAGGCAACAAGGGCAAGACAGTTGAGTGTGACCGTTTTGCTATTTCACAAATTGGTGGAACCCAAGGCGGTACAATTTATAACCAGTCAACTTATAGTAGCCAAATCAAAGCGGCTAATGATGACGGGCTTAGAGTCCATAGTTACCTATGGTATGGTGTTGGTGGTAGTTCTGATATTGGTCGCCAAGCACTTGATTATTTCCTGCCACGTATTCAGACACCAAAGGGATCAATTGTGGCACTTGATTACGAGGATGGGGCGAGTGAGTCTGTTGAGGCTAACACTGATGCCATTATTTATGGGATGCAACGGATTGCCCAAGCAGGTTATACCCCGATGCTCTACAGTTACAAGCCTTACATAGTAGCCCACGTTGACTACAATCGAGTACTTAGCCAGTTTCCTAATTCCATTTGGGTTGCTGGTTATCCTGACTACCAAATCCGAGTATTGCCACTATACAGTTACTTTCCAAGCCTCCCCGGTGTAGCTATCTGGCAATTTACCAGCATGCACGCTGTAGGTGGCCTAGATGGCAATGTTGACTTGCTGGGTATAACCGATAATGGTTACTCTAAACAGCCAGCACAAGCGACCACAGTGCCTTCTACACCTTCACAAGTTACATCTAGTGATACAGATTACGCCCAGAATGGCATATTTAGGCCTTCTGTGACACTTAACATTCGCACTGGTGATGACACAAGCTATGCCTCAATTGGTACCTATGCACCCGGTGAAAGCCTCATGTATGACCATGTGTACATCCACAATGGGTATGTATGGGCACGGTATCTTAGCTACTCTGGCAGGTATCATTATATATGCCTAGGTGTTATGGGTGGAGAAAGCTATGGTTCACGTTCTAGCAACTATAGTGCACCGAGTCACACTTATTACACAGTCCGCTCTGGTGACAGCTTCTGGAGCATTGCCAGCAAGTATGGCGTCAACATGTACACATTGGCCGCTAACAATGGCAAGTCAATCTACAGCCTGATCTATCCGGGCGAAAGCCTGTACATCAGGTAACAACTATTGACAAACACTACACATATGGTACTTTAACCTTGTACCAACATTTATCACCTTTTAGCCCTATACTAGTCATGGTAGGGGGCTTTTTTTGTTGGGCAACAATAGTTGTTTTTTCATAACTTTAAAGTTGACAAAATCATCTAGAGAGATCAATCTGATACTGAAAATAATTAGGAGGTTTTTTATGGAAAAGCTGAAATTAAACCGGGGTATGGGTCAACTTGTTTCTCCTCATGGCTATGCACTAGATGCTACCAAGAAATATGTCATCAACTTGGAGAAAGAATCAGAAGAACAAATAAGTATACTAGAGGCTGCAAGAATGTTTGATCTACCGGCAATATTGGATTGGCATAAATGGTTGAAAGATAATGGCTTTGATATTGCTCCTACAAATGACTATGTAAGTAAATTTTTTGGTAAAGAACCACTATGGATTTCTGAGAAATCTCAGGGCATTGTGGTAATGGCAGAGAATGATGATGACTACTACGTTGTTCTTGAATGTTCAAGACAAAATGAAGGCTTTAAATATACACAGATTATCGTAACTCTTGGTGGCTGTTTTTAATATTTCAAGCCTTTGAATATTTGAATTGCTGATAGTTCCCCCTTGCCACAAAAAGTGACTGTGAGTGGCTCTTCACCACCAATTGCATACACAGCCTAGTTATTAGCCCATGATAATCACGTTGCTAATAACCAGCATCCAGTTACCACTCTAGTCCTGCCCAGAGTACCATGTGCATGAGTTTGAGATTTATTTAGCTATTAACTGTGCGGTCTAACTCCTGAAAACACCGCTAATACACATGGCTGGATGACCTCACAGCTAGTTAAAGCTGTCAAGACGTTCCACCCCTACCATTTACCATTTAAAGTCCGGAAGGCCGTAGACACCAAGAATTTGACGATAGGGAACCTGACTGGGATTTCTTACCGGCTGGACTTTATAGCATCGGCTCTAGCTGACCACCTGACTTTATTTCAACCGTGCGCAGGTATGCTGTGGCACGAACATAACAATCATGATACACTTATTTTGTCCTTTCTAGGGGATAAGTATATCGACCCATTGACGTGGGTTGATTGTTTCGGCTATTAAGTTAGCTATAGGCTACTTCGCATTGGCGTGCGGGGTAGCTTTTTTGTTGTCTTCAAGAAATTGAATCAGAGCACCAATAAAGATTCCTGCTAAAGTTGCAAAGCATAAAGCTGCAAGTGTGATTTGATGCATAATTAGCCAAGACACAAAATAAACGATTATTCTCACTTCCCTTACTATGTAGAATAGCCACATACAAAGTGTTATTATTTAACTACAAGAGAAGCATAGCCCATGATTTGAATATTGTCAACTACAAAATGTTTAAAATATTCATTTAGGCTGAGAAGAGGTGAGTACTGTGGTAATGACAGCAAAAGAAGTTCACCAAGGAAGAATTGATAGAGGACTTACACAGGGAGAATTAGCAAAAGAGGTGGGGTTATCAGTTGGATCAATCAATTCATATGAGCACGGCACACGTAGTATCACTAAGGCAGCCGAGTCCAAAATTTCTCTAGCATTCAAGCGTATTAAACCCCTTAATGAACAACCTGCTCAGGCAACTCTTCTAGCTGAGTTGTCGGATGCAAATACTAGATTTCAATGGGAAGGAACGCTTCTTAGGCCTACTGAGGTAGAACTTATTAAAGTTATTGCTAAAACTCTTGTTGATCAGCGTAAATAGTTAGCCCTCTACATAGCCTGCTGGCGATGAAGGGACAAAATTATGGCTTCAATCAGGAGTTACAAACTTGATAGTGGAAAAAGACGGTGGAAGGTATCCGTTTATGTTGGAATTGATCCAAAGACTGGACGTAAGAAGTATGTTGTAAAAGGAGGTAAGCTCACACGACAAGACGCTATTAAAGCAGGGCGTAATTTGGAGAAAGCTGTTCAGAATGGTGAACTCACGGTTGCACCTAACCCTGTTAAAGTTGCAAGAAAGTTTAAGGATGTCTATGAAGAATGGCTAAAATCATACAAGCTCACAGTCAGGGAAAGTTCATGGTCCAAGACTCGTGACTGTTTCAATCTCCATATTTTGCCTGATCTAGGTGACATGTACATTGATAAGATCACCCCACAAGATGTCCAAACTGCGGTGAATAAATGGTTTAAACAGTCTCCAGTGGCATTTAAACGGTACTTTGTTCATATCAACCGAATACTTACCTATGCTGAACTGAGGGACTATATCACACACAATCCTGCAAGACGCATCATCTTGCCACGTGTTCAAGACAAAATTGGCTCCACAAACGACTTCTGGGATAGACGTCAATTGGAAGTATTTTTCAATTGTATTAACCCTGATAGGGAACTTTACAAGTACGTGCTGTTTCGTATCCTAGCTTATGCCGGTTTAAGAATTGGCGAGGCTATGGCGCTTGAATGGGAAGACATTGATTTCAAAAAGCGACTAATTAGTGTCAACAAAACTGTTTCACTCGGTGTGCATGGAAAGCTGATTGTTAATCCGCCAAAAACCAGAGCAAGTAGGCGCGATGTCCCAGTTGATTCAGAAACTATTAATTGGCTAAAGCGATGGCGAATTGAACAACCTGACTATGTATATGGCTATGTCAGGCTTTCAACTCATCACCAACTTCTGTTCACTACTAAGACAGGCAACCGTTTTCGTGTTGATAAACCGCGCATGTGGCTTAGTACCATTATTCGTAACAACAACTTGGCACCGGTTATATCGTTGCATAAGTTTCGTAAAAGCTATATCTCTAATCTTTTGATTGCCGGTGTCGCTGTCAGTACGGTCCAAAAGATGGTCGGACATACCGACCCCAGAATCACCTTGCAAATCTATGCCCGTGTCCATCAGGAACAAGAAGTGGAGGCCGCAGAGAAGCTGGCAGAGTATTTAAAAACCGGTAAAAAATAA